CTCTCTTATAGTAAATAATTAATACAAAACGATTAAAAGGGAAAATAGCCCTTGCTCAGATTGATAGCCTGCCAGTCAAATGGGCTTCTTCCTGGGAAGAATGTTGTCTTACTAATAGATAAATCTGGCGGGCTAACATCTAGTATTTTTGCTTCCATAGCCCGAAGTTGAGCTTTTGACTCATCAGGAAACGTTGCGCCATAGTCTGAACAAATATATTCGGCTAATTGATAACGCAAGAATTCAATATAGTAAGGGTCATATTCTAATGACAAATCTGTATCAAGTGTTACTTCATCGAGTCCAAATTTACCACTTAGCTTCATAACATAATTGCCTTGCGGTAAAAAGTATAAAAAGATTCTCATGCCGCCCTTTTCTCTTTCTGGGCGGTAGGAGAAAGGCAAAGATTGAATACCGTCAACTCGGCCTGTATCAAAGAATTCATGTCGGGTTAATTGTCGCATAGGATAACGCACAGTCCCGATGTTGTACGTCAACGCGTCTACATAAAGTAGTTTTGGAATAAAGTATTCTTCTTGTCCTGCAACCAGTGTTATTGCATCTCGTTTAAAATATGGGATTTCACGTAAATCCGTTGATTTAAACTGCAATAATGCATTAAGAAGAAACAAACCGTCATCAGTTTGTTCACCACTGACGGTCTGTAATTGTCTACTAACTATCTGAGACAGATAGTACGCACGAGTTATAAGCATTCGAGCTGTATACGCCATAATATCTGCCTCCTATAAATTAGATTGCGAACTGATATCCGCCAACATTAATTGCAGCAGCAGCAGCACCATTGCTTACTTTGTAACTAACTTTAGGGTCGCCTGAAGCAAGCTGAGCCAAGACTAAACTTTGGCTAGATACAACAACAGCAGCCACTTGACCTGTAATTGTTACTGCATCACCAGTGCCACCTGCAGGTTGTAACTTTAATGTTTGACTTGCAGCAGCTGGTGTTAATGCAGAATCAATAAACACAGGTGTGCTCGCAACGGCAGGAACAAAAGCACTTAAATCAATTGCAGTGTAAGAAGTTGCGTTACCAGCAGTGATTGCAGTAGCTTGAGGTGCGTCATACATAAATGTACGCCAGGTTGACTTATCGTCAGTCCAGTAACCTTTTAGGAAGGTAGAACCCGCGCCTGTTGCAACATAACCGATTAAAGCATAAGCACCATAGCCATAAGGAAGCAAAGGTGTGCTAGAAGCAGAAATCATTGCACCAGCTACATTGTATGCTTGTGGGTCAGCTACAACATAAACATAATATAAAGTGCTTGCAGCCAATGCGCCTGTGTCAATTCCGTTTAGACCTACTACGCCCGCATCAATTGTTACAGCAACATCTAAGTTTAACTGAAAGGTTTTGCTTGAATCTAAAATGCTACCTACTGCAACATCTAATTTAGTGTTTGGAGTAGTTGCATTGTTACTCAATCCTAAGCCATAAGCATAAGGGAAGAGCGCCTGATTAAATGATTTGTAAACAGTCATGATTTTTATCCTCTTAAGTTTAAAGAGGCGGCTTTCACCGCCCTATGCTTATAATGGGAAACAGTAACGTAATGAGTTTTCAGCAACTAAGGTTGAACCCCAGATACAGTCACGTACATAAGCACGATTGTTAAGACCGAATTGAGAACCGAAGTAGTGACGAATAGACGCACCTGAATCTTCATCAATACTGGTAACAGTGGTGAATGGTGATTCATCTGGTAATCTTGGCATCGCTAAATAGAACTGGTCGCCAGACATTAAGATACCTGCACGATGTGAAGGCACTGGAGTAACAGTCATACCAGCTTGGATAGCGTTGTTTAAGTTTTGGTTTTGGTTAGCGGCTGAAACTAAACCAACATCATTGATGGTTTGAATTAGAACTGTAACACTGTTACCAGAACTTACAGCATCAGCAATAGCGCGGAACTGTACTGGTTGTTGACATGGTTGATGGCCGATAAAGGTCAAGAAACGCATGTTTGGTTTACCAGAAACACCATCGTTAAACTGGAATAAGTCACCAGCTTTGATTGCATCTGCACTATTACCAACTGAAGCATCAGTGCTAAAAGTAATGCTTGTAACGTTTTGGCCTGTTGGGTCATTGGTAGAAACAACGGTTAACACGTTAGCAGGAGCAGCAGCTTCAGCAACAGCACCAGAAACATGAACAGGTAATAAGTTAGATTCATACCAGTCAGAATTAGCAAAACGCCCTAACATCCAGCTTTGTGCTAATTCATTGTTTCGGTCCATTGCGAATTGGTTTAAACCACTACCAACAATCGCAGGAATGTTCGCAACAGGTAAAATTGCCATCATTTTATGAGTAGCAGCACCGAAATCTTCAAAGTTAGCAACAGATTGCGCTAATTGAGTGAAGCTATTGATTGGAGTGACACCATCACCATAGAAACGGAAAGGACCTGATTTAAATTGGGTTGTTCCGAAAGTAGGAGCTTGTGGGTCATTTACAGTTACGCCAGACACAAAGTTTTTAAGAATGTCAGCTTCAATTCTAGAACCAAGCTCTTTCATAGCCGCCATTCCGAAGCGGTCGAGGTACTCACGGACATTGAAGATAAACTGTTGGTCAGTGTACCCAGCACTTACGTTAGATGCTTGAGAGCAAACTATTGACTGTACACGTTGAACAGATGGTTGTTGTGTAATCACAAGACCATTGTAAGACGTGAAACGTGGGGTGGTGTCAAATGTTACAGTGTCGCCTAAGTTACTAGGAGCTGTAGTATTAAAATCTTTAAACTTTTTGTTAGACATGCTGATACCGACGAAGCTATTTAATAGCCAAGCCAATTCAGCCTTTTGATAGGTTTGAACTATCTGTAAGACGTTAGTAGGTGTAGAAGGCATTTTAGGTCTCTCCAGTTAATTAAATAAAATCTTCTTAACTGGAAGGACAATAGCGAGTATTTAGCCTTTAAACATTTTTCTAAAATCACTCACCGACATAGAGCCATTGTCCATTCCAGCCGTAGGTGAAGGTTTTAGTTGAGAGTAGGGGTCGCGAGCCTGAGCTTCTTCAGCTTTTGCAGACATATTTTGCTTAATGCTTGCAGATAGCTTTTGCAAGTTTTTCTGAGCTAGATATGGCTGGTCTTGAATATCAGACAAGATTTGTGAGAGCTTGTGCGGATTATCCAAAACTTCTTTCATAATGTCGCCAGTGTTTTCCATGTCATTGACCATTCCGATAAATGAATGGATTCTAGGGTCATTATAATTAAGCTGATTCAGTTCTTGTTCGAGTCCAGGATATTGTTGTTCTGCCACCTGCATTTTTTGCACAAAGCTATTCACCATTTGTTGCTGTTTTAATTCAGCAAGTTGGCCTTGAATATGCTCTTGTGTCGCACGTGTCGCTTGCTCTTGAATCATTCGCTCAATGTCAGCTTGTGACAATTGCGCCATACCACCTAAGCTTGGAGCCTGTTGTGGGGCTGCTTGTTGTTGCTGTTGCTGAGCTTGTAATTCTTGCATAGCTGCTAATCTCCCTTTTTCAAAAGCTTTTTGTTTTTCCCGTTTAACGACATCGGCAACTTGAATTCTATTGAACACAGGTGCTTGCAAATCGTCATCAGGAGCAGTTTCTTGCTCTTTTACTTCAGGATTAGTGATTTCAGTATCAACAATATTTTCTACTTCTTCCATTTAAAACCCTCGTTTGACTTTCTGTCGGTGTCACCGTGATTCAATACAATATCGCTGTAAGGTTGCGCCCAGGATGCCGTTTGGGGACGTAATACCTCAATTATTCACTATATAAACATTTTGTGTCAAGCGTTTGCCAATGTTTCACGTGAAACCACATATAAATTTCCACGCTGTATGTTTTTTAAAGCCTGCGTAATTAGGAACTTAATATTTTTGACATGGTTTTTAGAATCATAAATTTCCCAGTATTCGCTTAGAAGTTTTTCAACTTCATTCAAAGATACTTTACCATGCCTTGTGTGACCACAGACAAGCAATAATATTCGGTACTCTGTTTCGCGCAAATAAGGTGCAAATTTATTTAAATAACTAAGGTCTTCACATGCAGTTAATAATTTATCTAAATTTTCGTTCATAGGATTCACAACTATGTTTCACGTGAAACATCTACTGTTCGCGGTTCGCGAATCACGAACAGAGAATGTTATTTTTTTTTCTTTTTTGATTTGCCAGCTTTAGAAAGACTGGCTGCAACCGCTTGCTTTTGTGGGTAACCAGATTTGACCATTTCCGAAATATTTTCTGAAATGACTTTTTTACTTTTACCTGGCTTTAGCGGCATGATTTTTTTCCTTTAGCTTTCATGGCTTTAGATTCGTCTTTGCGAGCTTTCTTCTCCATACCTACTTCACCATAAGCTGTGCCTACTGCTCTTTTTTTGGAATAACCAGCTTTTTCCATAACTTTCACGTTATGCGACATACCTTTGGGGGTGCCAGCAGCTTTGCCTTTAACAAGCATGCCTTTTTTAACTTCTTTCTTTACTTGTTTCATTTGCATTTCCCCTTCATCATTTTTTTCATCATGGATTTGTCTTCTTTGACATCTTTCTTTTCAGATTTTTTAATCATTTTAGAAATGAGTTTTTTGTCTTGTGCTACATCCATATGTTTTGCTGATTTTGCAGGTGCT